CTTTTCAACGTCCTTTGCCTTGCCTTCGTTCACAATGAATTGGCGGTGCGCCGCAATCTTTTCAGGCGTGGCAATGCGCGCAATCGCGTTGCGCATATGGCTGTAATGTTCGGCGTTAATTTTCATGGCATTTCCTTTCTCATTGCTTGGCCCGTCTCTTATGGCACGGCATTGCACTGAGCGCAATACCTAATGTGAATTATGGCCCCTGCGGCGGGTTGACGCATGCGGTATCAGAATACCGTATTTCAAAAACCTAAGTTTTCCGCCATTTCTCGCAAACGGGCGGAAGCTGCGGAATGACGGGAAATTACGGACATAAAATTTCAAAAATGGCTCGGAACGGAAAAAATGACGGGAAATGACGGGAAATAACGGGAAATAACGGACGACAAAACCCGTCCGTAGCACGGGGGGGGTACGTAGTACCCCCCGTGACGGGTGCTGCCGGATTGCTGGGTTTAAGGGGCCTTGGCAGGCCCTCAAGCTAGGCCCTAGGCCAGGCCATGCAGGGCCTAAGCGGGCCGCTGGCGCTCATACCAGGGCCGCGCTTATGCCAGCCCCAGCCACGCGCCCATGCCAGCCACGGCCCGCCATAGCCCCGCTATGCCCGGCACTACATCTAGCGCCTGGCTCCCGCCTTGGTTGCACCTGCCTTAATTGCCCGACACAAGGTTAGGCGTAAGCCATTGTTATCATTGCATGATATTATGCATTTCCCATAATCGGTCTTATCATGCGCGCGCCCTGCGCCCCGGCCATGCGGCGTAACCAATTGATTTATATGGCTGACAGCGGCAACTTGCGTTCGATTCTCAAAAAATTCTTCGACGGGGTGGGGTCGATATAAATATAGGCCCCCCCCACAAATGGGCTTTGCCTGGCCTATCTTGCGCTGGCATCAAAATTTGGCCGGAAATCCAAAATCAGTCCTTGCGCCGCGCTCAAAAAGGGCTGTCCATTGACGTTTTGCCCAAATCTGCGCATATTTTGTGTGAAATTGGCTAGATTTGGTGTGAAATGCCCTCAACATCGGACAAGCAGCGTCGATTTATGGCTGCGGCGGCTCATAATCCTGAATTTGCGAAGAAGGCTGGGGTTCCGGTCAAGGTTGCGAAGGAGTTCAACCGTGCGGACAAGGGCAAGAAGTTGGCCCAGGCTATGAAGCGCATGGGTGGGGACGATCTATGAAGCGAAATGCGCCGTTTGCGAAGGGAAATACGTTCAGCCGTGGCAAGGGACGCCCGAAGGGGTCGAAGGCCAAGTCCACGATGAAAGCTAAGGAGATGATTGCCAGCTTTATTGATGGCAATGCTGATCGGTTGAACCAGTGGCTTGAGGAAGTTTACGAACAGGACGGCCCGAAGGCGGCGTTTAACTGTTTTTCGGACTTGATTGAGTACCATGTGCCGAAGCTGGCTCGCAATGAGGTAACTGGCCCGGATGAAGGCCCTGTGGAGCTGGTTATTTCGTGGCAAGAAAAGAAGTAAAAATTGAGTATTTGCCTCGTGATGCGTTCATGCCGTTTCACAACCGGACGCAGCGTTGGGCGTGTCTTGTTGCCCATCGCCGTGCGGGCAAGACGGTAGCGGCGGTTAATGACATTATCCGGGCGGCAGTGACGTGTAAGTCGCCCAATCCGTTATTTGGGTATATTGCGCCGTACCGTAGTCAGGCCAAGAGCGTGGCTTGGGATTATCTGAAGCGTTTTTGCAAACCGATAACGAAGGCTGCGAATGAAGCGGAATTGCAGATCGACTTACTCACCGGGGCACGCATTCGTCTGTTTGGCGCTGATAATGCCGATGCTATGCGTGGTTTGGGTTTCGACGGCATTTTTATGGACGAGTATGGCGATTTTCGACCTTCTGTATGGGGTCATGTCATTCGCCCTACGCTGTCTGACAAGCAGGGGTGGGCGGTTTTTGGCGGCACTCCGAAGGGTAAGAACCAGTTTTGGGACATTTACCAGACTGCCAAGTTAAATCCGCGTGAGTGGTTTTTGCTGAGGTTGACGGCAACGGACAGCGGGATATTGCCGCTGGAAGAGTTGGACGCTGTTAAGGCTCAGGTTTCTCCCGATCAGTACATGCAGGAATATGAGTGCAGCTTTGAGGCTGCGATCCTCGGCGCGTTCTATGGCGTTGAGATGCGGGAGGCGGCTGACCAGGGCCGCATTACGACAGTTGAGTATGACCCGGCATTGCCGACGTACACGGCATGGGACTTGGGTTATCGGGATGATACTGCGATTTGGTGGTATCAGGTCGTTCGCAATGAAATTCACGTCATAGATTATTACGCTGTTTCGGGAGCCAGCATTGAGGACATTGCTAAGGTTGTTTCGAACAAGCCGTATCATTACGGGAAGCATTATCTGCCGCACGACGCCAAGGCTAAGACTTTGGCTGCTCAGGGAAAATCTATTATTGAACAGCTGGCGGAATTTCTTGGTCTGAGCAATTTGGATGTTGTTCCTGATCTTGGCGTTCAGGACGGTATTCAGGCTGTTCGCATGACGTTGCCGAAGTGCTGGTTTGACGAGCTGAAGTGCAATGAGGGCATTGAGGCTTTGCGGCAGTATGAACGCGAGTTTGACGAGGACAAGAAGGCGTTCAGGTCCACGCCCAAGCATAATTGGTGCAGTCATCCCAGCGACGCGTTCCGTATGCTTGCGATTGCGTGGCGTAAGGAAGAGCCGCGCAAAGTTATGTCTTATGAGCGTCCATTGATTATTGGGCGGGAGAATACGGCCACATTGAATGACATGTGGGCGACAAGTAAACCTAAGAGAAGGGCTAGATTATGAGTGGTGTTAGCAATCCGTATGGATATCCTTATGAACACGTTGCGGCGTCGCAGACCGATCAGGTTCTTGGCGGGGTCGGAGCGGCGGGCGATTATTTGCATCGGCTGATTTGCAAGGTTAGCACGGCAGCAACAAGCAAGGTAATCATTACCGACGGCGCGTTTTCTCACACTGTGCTGCCCGCAAATGTGGGTGGGGGCGTGGGCGCGTATATTCTTGAAATTGGCGCTGTGTCCAAGACGACGGGCTGGAAGGTCACTACAGAAGCTGGCGTCGAACTGCTTGCGACTGGCATCTTCAGTGCGTAAGGCGGGCTTGTACGCCAACATACTGGCGAAGCAGGAGCGCATTAAGGCTGGGTCGGGCGAGCGTATGCGCAAGCCGGGCGCGCCAGGTGCGCCGACGGCTGAAGCGTTCCGGGAGTCGGCCAAGACGGCCAAGAAGGAACCAAAGAAGTGACGGCGGCTTGGCAGCGCAAGGAAGGCAAGTCAAAAACCGGCGGTCTTAATGCCAAGGGGCGGGCTTCGTACAAGGCTGAGACGGGCGGTACGCTAAAGCCGCCTGTGAAGTCTGGCGATAATCCGCGCCGGGCGTCTTTTCTGGCTCGCATGGGCAACATGCCGGGGCCGATGGAAAAGGACGGCAAGCCCACGCGACTTGCTCTTGCTCTGAAGGCGTGGGGCGCATCGAGCAAGGAAGACGCCAAGGCAAAGGCGAGGGCCATTTCGGCAAGGAATAAGTAAGGAATAGATCATGGCCTTGGAAAAGATTGATTCGACAGTTCAGAGGCTGCTGACGAGCGTCAGCGCGTACAATTCTGAATTCAAGAAGTGGGAAGCGCGTACGACCAAGATTATTCGTCGTTACCGGGACGACCAGAATACTGGCACCGGCATGACGAATGACGCGGCGCGGTTCAACATTTTGTGGTCGAACGTGCAGACGCTCATTCCGGCTGTGTTTGCCCGTCTGCCCAAGGCCGATGTGTCGCGCCGGTTCGGCGATAATGACCCCGTTGGTCGCGTGGCGTCCCTGCTGATCGAGCGGGCGCTTGATTACGAAATTGAACATTACCCTGATTACCGTTCGTCTATGCGTCATGCCGTGGAAGATCGTTTTCTTGGCGGACGCGGCGTGGCGTGGGTGCGCTATGACCCGCATATCAAACAACAGGATATCCCCGAAGATGGTTTCCAAATCACCGAAGACATCGAAGAAGGCGAAAGCCGCGACCTCGAAGCGCAAGGCGACATCTTCAATCAAACCGCCGGAACCGATGGTTTGCCTGAAGAAATTGAATACGAGTGCGCCCCAACCGATTACGTTCATTGGCGCGATTTCGGCCATTCGCCCGCCCGTACTTGGGAAGAAGTCACGCAGGTCTGGCGATGGGTCTACATGACCCACGAAGCCGTTGTGGAGCGATTTGGCGAGGAAGTAGCGCGGCAGATTCCGCTCGACTCCGGCCCCGAGCCGCTGAACGCCTACAACGAGAAAAAGCGCGTTTACAACCGCGCCAAAATCTGCGAGTTGTGGGACAAAGAGCGCAACAAGGTGGTCTGGTTCAGCAAGGGACTGCCGAGCATCATCGACGAGCGCGATGACCCGCTGGGGCTGGAGGGGTTCTTTCCGTGCCCCAAGCCGCTGTACGCGACCACCACCAGCGACAATCTGGTGCCGGTGCCGGATTT